CCCCATATGCCGAACATAAGTTACTAGCTGCTCGGCTACTACGCCAAAAAATTAGCGCGATTCATTATCTGGCGGTTAATCTGTTCGTAAATCCATTGGAATCTAGGATCAAGATACAATTTAATCGCGTTTTCTTGGCTGTACGGGAATTCATGACCATCAAGATCAAAGTTATTAGTCCAGCCAACGGTATAGCCAGCAATGCGCACGATAGAGTCATATTCCTCATCCTCTGGCGTCTTTAGCTTTTTGTTGTTGGCCTTGGTTTGTGTTTGCGCTTGGCGCCTAGCTTCTGCAATATCAGCCTTAAACTTTTTAGAGTCTTGGCCAAGAATGAAAAACTGAATAGGCTGCTTGTCGCTGCCCATAACAACATCACCCAAAGGCGACAACAAGTTAATGGCTGCGCCTTTATCCGCAAGTGTAGCCGTATCGAATTTAGATAAATCAAAAGTCATATAAACCTCATCAAAGTTAAGTAATCATCCAAAAGGCTGACCCGCTAGAGTGGATGAGTCTCTCCCACGCGCGTGGGTGCGGGTCAAATTCTAAAAGTTAAAACGACAACAAACTAGCAACTAAACCAGTGCCGCTTGTAATGGCAATAGTGCCACTCAAGAAGTGCTTAATTGTGTCTAGCGGGATTGCCTTTGTAGCGCCTGCCGCAATAGAGCCTACTGCGTAGCCGCTTGATACATCAACACTACCAATACCAGCAACAGTGACAGTGGTAGCTCCATTGCCATCAATAACAGGGGATAAGCTGCCGCCAGTGTCATTAAACAGAATTAAAATCTGTGAAGCGGTTGCATTGTAGGTGAATGTATCAGCGGTACCAGTGAGCGTAGTCTGTGTAACTGCGCGAGAACCTGAGCCAGTCATGCTTGTAGCTGTGATAGTAGCCATGATCTATTCTCCTTACGCTGCAACGTCAAGAATTGGGCGATCCAATTCGATAGTTGTAGACGCGCCAACAATCTGATTAGAGCCACCAACGTTAGTTGTATAGCCGAACACCATACCAGTGAAGTATTGAACTAGACCGGATTGGTGTGTTACGCGCCAAGTATGAACAACGTATTTTGACGCGCCATCAGCACCAGCTTTCAGGATAATTTGGCCAGCATCAGAAACATCACGCGCCATTTGAAGCGTTAATGTACCGTAGTTAATTTGGCCTTTACGTTTTACGGTATAGCCTAATGCTAACGGGTCATGCGTTACTACAGCAGCGGTAGCGCCAAACTCGCCAACACTGGTAATTTCGCCAACGCTAGTGAACGTCAACGCTTCATAGCCTGCTTCGTCGTATGTAGCTGGCGCAGAAGTCGAAACAGCGAGAGCCGTACCTAAACTTGTATATGCGTTACTCATGAGTAAATCCTCAATAGATTAAAGAAATTTATAGCTATCATCCGCGTAATAGTTTATCACAATATAACGCTTGATAAGCAAAAGCTATGAAAGTGCTGTGTAGCCGATTGATAAGCTGATTATTTGGTGAGTGTTGTCGTACCGAACGGATGATCGAGATACTTCTTTGATCGCAACCCTGCCAAGCCTAAGCCCACGATGGAATGCCGTTTGAATTAGTGCGCAAGTCTCAAGTGCTGACCATTTACCACCGTTTTTAGGTGTGCATACATCGACCTGATACACGCCATCTTTGCGCTCATATCCATTAGCAGAAACTTGATCGCTAAAGGTATCACCGCTTAGATCGTACTCTTTGCAGTAAGCTACAGTCGGGCTAGGTGTGTAAGCAGTGCCGCCATCGACAACTAAGTGAGGCAATCCAGTAACGGTTTTTAGCTGCGTTAAAAGTGCTTGTGATATGTCGCGCTCTGCTATCATTTCGCCTGTTTCCTAATCTCTTGAGCTAGTATGTTTTCCCATGCTGCAACTGATACGCGAACCATTCCGCTAGGTGCTTGATCTGAATTTCCATACTCTAGGCCGCTGGCGTAAGGCAGTGAATTGGTGAAGTAAAAAACCTCTTTAAAATTCATTCCTTCCACGCTCATTTTTAAGTTGCCAAGCGCATTGCTTCCGCTGGTATCTGTTCCGAAATTTACAGTTGTATCTACAGTGCCGTAAGCAGCAAGCCAATTGTTTCTAAACCTGCCTGTATCAACTGGCGACTTAATTACAACCGAAGTGCCAACGCGAACCAATGCAGACTTTACAGCCGTTTCCATTTTCTGATTAGCCTTATTCGCAAACCTGCGTAAATCACTGGCGAAACTCATTACTTGCGATCTATTTCTGGAACACCTAAATCATATTCTTTGCGAGGATTGCCAAAGAATTGCGAAGTATCGCTAAGCGGAATTCTTAGGTTTACATAAACGATATTATTTGGATCAACATGCAATGTAATTTCGTTAATATCTTTAATTTCATGACCTGTATCAGCATCAAAAACTTTAGTTCCTAACCCAACGCAAAAGCCGTGACCTTTTTTTTCTGGGAAAACTATATTTACTGCCATATCAAACCCTCATGTATAACTTATGATTCCAGAACGCTTTAAAAATCCGATGAATTTGTATTTTAGCTTTCCTAGTATATTTGCCTTTTTTCTAACGTATGGGCAGGACAGCGTCTGTTGAAGCGAATCAACTGCAACCACCAGTGTTGCATAAACAATCTCGTCGCTTCTTATTCTTATGTCGATAGAAACTATATCGTAAATCTCGCTCCCATCAGAAGTAAAAACCTTTGTGCCTATTCCAGCCATTGCTCCGCTTTCACCTAGAGCCTTTTTCTGCTGCTCTGAAAAACTTATCGTGATTGCCATGCCTAAGCCCTCAATTGTAATTTGTGAAAAATTTTAATCCCGCTAACAGACTTGAGCGAGTCAACTTTAACAACGCGCAATAGCTCACTATTTATCTGCGTAATCATTCCAACCAAAGGCTCGCCAGTGGTATCAAAAAACACGTAAGAGTCACTAGCAAGCACATTCGAGCCATCAATCTGATCTTTTTTGTATCTTAGCTTGGGGGTGATTGTTCCGGTTAGCGTAACTTGTGGAGTAGTCACCATTGGCAATCCGGTATCGGGGTCGTTTCCCGATACCTCAACAGAATATACAGTTCCTGCCTCGCCAAATTCAGCAATAATTTCACTGGCATCAATCGCGGCTTGCGCGTAGTCGAAGGCCATTAGAGCGCCACCCATCTAAACGAATACAACGAACCAACTCTACGATAGAGCGCCACATTTTTAAACTTCAATATTGAGCAATCGCCAACTTTTGAGTAGACAAAGTGCCAGAATTTTCTTTGCTCTATTAGTGCCATTACATAACCCTCACAGCGCGGCCAAATCCGGTATTTGATTTAAGATATGGACGCAATAAGTTTTCAAGATCAGCAGGTAATACACGGCTATAAGTTTGTGCTGTGCCTTCTGCGTAAGTTTTCTCTGTTTCGAGTACGTCTAGTTTCTTGCGTTCGCTCAATGTGTCGCCTGATACTGATAGCGAAGTGGTATCTACCAGCAAAGCATTGTGTAGGTGTAGCCATGCCGCGTAAGCCGTTGCCTGTTTAACCTTTAGCGGTAGACCTATATCATTATCGCGAGGGAACTCTAGCGCCTGTGTTTCAACTAGCTTCTCGCCTGCAAACTCGTGCTGCCAGTCAACCCAACGCTTTGTAGCTGTAACCAAAGCTGGCTCTGTCTGCGCCTCGCTGTGAGAGTGAGTCAAACCCATCTCAGTAACGAACGCATGATAAAACGTGTAATCACAATAGCTTTGAGCGTCTGCTTTGCCTGTTCCGTCTTCAATTACTATTGTCATAACACGCCTCTTTGAATTCTATAAAAAAGCCCCGTTATTCTGGGGCTGTTTCTTTTTGAGCCTTAGGTTTTTTAGCCTTAGCTTCTGCTTCTTTCTTAGCTTCTGCTTCGGCCTGTTCTGCGGCCTTAGCTTCTGCTTCGGCATTAGCTCGTCTCATTGCATTAAATGCAGCTAAACCCATATTAACCTCGATAAATAGGCGGCTGTTACACCGCCATATTATTAACCGTTAGTGATAATTTGAGCGATACGAACGTTTTTGCGCTCATATACACGGTTCCAGTTAGCAGCGGTTGCAAGCTCGGTATTGGTTGGTGAAACACCAGCTACTGAGCTGCTAGTGAACGCAACACCGCGCGGGTGCATGATAAAGTGGTTACGAGTAACCAAAATATCATTGCCTGCCAATGAATCACGATCTGTTTCACTAGGAACAGGAGCGCCACCCATTCCCAAGCCAATTGCGCCATCACCGAAAAGGTAAGTGGTGTATTTTGCAGCATCATCACTAGAGCCTGAACCTTCGCGTGGAGTGTACGGGCAGTTATCATCAACAATAATTGGCAATCCGCGATAGCGTTCAATCTCGGTTGCTCCATCTGATTGTTTAACAAATGAAATATTGTCGATTTTCTTCAGGTTGTTATACACATGAGAGTGCATGGCGATACCTGAAATACTACGCAATGCATCACCAAATGTTGCTTGAGCGTCAATGAACACATCACCGCTCATTTTGGTTGCGCTTGATACGTCACTGTTTAAAGTGCCCGATACGTTCACTGTCATGTCGCCAGAGTCGTTAGCAACGTTATCAGCAAACACGCCTTTTAGTGACGATACCATAACAGCCTGCATACGACGCGCCCAGTAATCGGCAACCAAGTCACCAATAGCGCGCATTGGATCATCACCGGACAAAGAGCGCGCCAAATCATTTGCCGACCAAGCTTTACCGCGAACATGCAAAGCTGCAATATCTTGGCTTGCAGTAATAACGGCAGGAGTAAGCGCAGAAGAATCGGAAAGAATCTCGTCATTTCCTGTTAGGTCGTTCCAGAACGGCATATTGATTAGCTTGCCGCCACGAACAGCCAGAATGTTTAATGCTGGATCATTAGAAATAATCGAACCCATGTAAAAGCGCGCCATTTCAGCAGTACGCGCAATATAGTATGGATTGAATACACTTGGTACAATTACGTTTGAAATAGAAGTAGTAGCCATAATATTAAGCCTCAGCTTGTGATTTTAAATTTGCTGCAAGCATAGGATTCTCTTGTAAAATCCGCGCCTGCTCTGTCAAGTTCAAAGTTTCACGCTTCCAAGGGTTTTTTACAGCACTGCTGCTATTGTTCCCAGAACCGTTAGCCTTTCCGCCTCCAATCGTTGATATGTCGGCTTTGGTTAAGTGCGCAAGATCAGGATGATTCTTTAAAAAATCTTCAAACCCTGCGCGATCTAATGATGTGGCACTGCCCGCATCATCAAAAAAAGTTACCGTATCATTTTCTGCATCTACAGAAATAAGACCTGAAATCAATTTTTTATAGGCGTTTTCACCACCCTTAACGGCAAACTTGTTGGTAAGCTCTTGGGCTAATGCGTCTCGCTGCTTATTCGCAAGAACCTGCATGCGCTCTTTAAATTTAGCTTCGCTTTCGTTTGCGCGTCTATCCGCATCTTCGATCTTTTGATTTAGAATGCGCTCTAATTCTTCTTTGTTGCCTTCTGCCTTGGCTTTTTCGTAAGCCTTGCGCTCTGCATCCGCAATTTTTGCAGCCTCAGCCTCTTCAAACGCTGCCAGTTTTTCTGCTAACGTCTTTTTATCGTTATCTAAATTGTCAGCAGTTTGTTTAACCTTCAAAAATCCAGCGTGTTTATAAACATCACCATCTTTCACTAGGTCTTTCTGCATCCAATCTGGTAACGAATCGTATTGCTCTTGCGTATACATAGGCACTGCCCCTTAATAGTTAAAACTAATCACTGATTAGCTTTTGATTGATTTTAATACTTTATTTCGAAATTGGCAAAGATACGCCTGAATTTTCAGCATTTGCGATCATTGTGCCTGCATCATCAGGGGCGGCACCGCCCAATACCAGCATTTGAATAGCCTGTTCTTTGGTGTATAGCCCTGCCATATAGGTTTCAATAATCACACGCTGCTCATCTGGTGTTATCTTCTGCGAAGCAAAATCGCGAGGCAAATCTATAGTTATTTGGTCAAGATTATCCTCAATCGCTTCTTGCGGCCATAAACCCTCGAACATTCCGCAATATAAACAAATTCGGCTAAACGCTGCTTCAATAGACTGCGCCAGAGTATCGAGCATTGCATTTTGTTCAGAAGCATCAATGCCAGCTTCGGTGGCGGTCTTTTGAGCATCGGTATTATCCTTGAATGAACCGCCAAGAGCGCGAACCTTGCTAGAGTGATTTTCAAAGTACCATTGATAGCCTTCAAATCCTGTGTTGCCACCAATAATATCAGTTGTAACGCCTTCCGGTAGGTTGTTTACAGCGCCAGAACCAGTAGCGATAAAGTTGCGGTTATTCATCTTCACGAATAGTGCGTGTTTCTGCTCAGTCCAACCGCTTGTGTTGATCGTTGGGCATAGGTTGCGCAATGCCTCTTTGTAGTCTGCGCTCACTATGTACGAGTGATAAGCCTTGTCTACGATTGGCGACAAATAGCCGAATCCAGTAGGCATTGAACCGCTAGGCAATTCAGAATCACTCACAATCTGAACAGGCAGCCACTTTAATTTGGCTTTTTGTGTGCCCATCTCGATATATGTTTTTTTGCCATATGATGTTCCACTGGCATTCTCAACTATCTTTTGCTGATAGTAGTTGCCATATTCATCAAGCGCGAGAATCAAATAGCTTTTAACTTCGTTGTGCTGATAGCTAACAGTATCAAACTCGCTGCCAACTTCCATGAGCATCAAGAATGCTAATTGTAAGCGGCCATTTATGCGCGTGTAGTGCCATTGCACAACGTTCTCACGGGTATAGCTTTTTATTGTTGCGCGTGGGTTTAGCTGCTTTAAATCGGCAACCGATACCGAACTAATATCAACATCAGAAAGACCTTGATAGTCAGCTACCAATACACGCCACTTTGCCTGCAAAATATCTTCAATCGCTTTTGACATTGCACCGCGTAACGATAGACCATCGCCATCAGAATCATCTTCTAAGTATTCGATTTTTGCAGGTAGCTCTACGAGAGTGTCGCTAACCTTCATTCGGCCAACTAATGAATCCATTGTCTTTTTCGGGAATTCGTCAAACTCAGCAGTTGCTAGATACTTAGCGTAAAGCTCTCTTGACTCCACGGAGTTGTCATCAATAACGCTAGGATATGGAAGTGCATCGCGCTTTAGCAGCTTAACAAATGCCTCACCAGCAATAGCGGCACGAATGCGCTTTAGATATGGCATAGCTACTGCATATTCATTGTGTGGCTTTATCATAAATATAAACCTGATAAGTTTTGCCTATTGTATCATAACCCTGCGCGCTTGAAAGCAGCGGAATCTAGCTCGCGAAGCTCGGCAATAGTGAGCGGTCTTTGTGTTGCATCGGTGAATTTTGATAGCTTCATGCCGCCCTCTTTGAATAGTTTTGCTTTAGTAGGGCCCAGCGTTGACTCAATATACCAATCTGGCTGACTGCGTAGCCACTTGTCTATATTTGTACCAGCCGGAATTTGGCCGACTTTGAAAACGTCTTGATCTTTCTTGCCACGATATTTGAATTTTTTATCAGTGCGGCCTTGTTTTTTCTCGAATGCTTCGCCACCATCAGATTGACCACCTACAGCTGCGCGTGTTCCATCTGGGTATTCTTGGTCCGAAACTAAATGCACCAAATTTGTGCGGCACGAAAAATGAAATGGCGGTGAGCCCACAGGATTCTCACCAATCGGCCACCCTTTCGGATATTCTGACGCAATACCCATGCAAATAGGCGTTGTTCGATTGTCGAACGTAACCACCGGAAACTCACGGACAATAACATCAGCATTAGCCTCGGCCATTGCTCGCCTAGCTTGTGTTGCGTAGTGTTGAACGCCAGTTCTAGCCAGTGATTCAGCCTCGTTTTTTAGCAAGCCTTCACTAACAGTGCGAATGCGTCCAGCAATTTGGCTTACGGTCTCACCATTCGAATAACCAGCCTTCACAGCCGAGTCATAAGCATTGCCAACACTCGCAATCTGTGCGCCAACGTACTCACCCCAGAAGCCAGAGTCTACTTTGTTGCCGCTGTGCAAAGTCATCAGCGACTTATCAATAAAACCTTTAATCTGTTTATCCGCTGGCGTTTTTAGGCGCTTATCAGCATAACCACCAACTAATGAAGCGTAGAATCCAGCCTCATACACCCCCATCGACTGCAAATCGTCGGTAACTTCTGCCCACGCCTTGCTAGTTGTTTGTTCGGTAGCCTTTCTTACCGCTGCCGTTACTTTGTTTAGCTCGCTTGGTGACTTGATGCTTTCTGCATCCAAAAGAATGAGTCTAGCCGCTTTGTATGCCTCGGCTAGTGACGGGTAAATCTTAGAGTTGAGCATAGCCGTAGCTAATCGCTGTAGATATAACTCATGGCGCTCAAAGTCATCTAAAAAACTCATTCTATGAATTCCATTTTTGCACAATCAAATACTTTTATTTTTCCTCCGGTATAGCAATCACGCTTAATCGCCATTTCAACCGCCCTCTTTACGCTTCCACCCATATCTAATGCAGTTAGCGCGTGATCCGTTCCACTACCTACAGCCCATGAACATGTTAATTCATACGGCATGTACTTATTCTTTTCTGTATCGTAAATTCTACAAAATACGCCTTTAGTATTTGCAACAATCGCGCAGCACTCTACATTTGAGACTGGCCTTTCCTCATTATGCATATCAATTAGCTTTTGATTGTCAGCTCTTGATCCGCAAAAGAACCACATTTCATCATTCAGAAAAATAAATTTATCTGTTTCGTCTGATTCAATTGTGCAACCAACGGTAGATCGAGAATCACACGCTATTTGTTTTGTTTTGTGGCAATAAACTATTGTTGTCATTCTATCAAATCCACCAAAGCCCTAGAAAGTATCTGTATAAACTCGTTTACTTCGCCATTATAAGTCTCACCATTAGCAAGCTGGCGTAGCGTTACTATAGATATTACATGCACAGCATCGCCAGTGTTTACGACGATAGCAGGTTGATAATCCTCTATTGATTCTATCATCTTCTGCGCACTGGTGGAGCGTAGAACATTTGCTTCTGCCCCTCTTCAATGGTTGCAAGATAGCGAAATGCATCAGCAGCATGGCTAGACCAATCGTGAAGCGGCCTATCTCGCCAGCATCCTAACTTATCATTCCACTCTTTGCGGTACGACTCTAAGCATTTTATGCCTTGCTCACACTTCTTGGCATCGAATATACAGCGATCAAGTGCGCGCCTAGCATCTTCAATCCCTTCATCGATTGTACGCCTTGAAACAACCTCAAAGTTTACACAAAACCGCTCGCCATCAATGATAAATCCGTCACCAGCCAATTCTCTACGGCTTCTGCCATTGCCTGCAAATTCGCGGTTATCAATATCATGTGGTGCATAGTGGCTTCCGTATGTATAGCCCCTGCTTTTCAGCACACCAAAATAATGCTGCAAACCTTCACCGCTGTTTTCGTAAAAATCAATAACGTGTATCTCTTTTCCTATCCGCTGATAAAACCAAATCGCGGTAGAGTCACCCACGCCCAAATCCCAAGCCGTGTGTACTGGCGCATCATTTTTTAATGGCTGGCAAATTCGCCCATCGGCATAGATTTTGCTGAATTGCTTGGCATAGTAAGCGCCCTCAATAGATTGCTCGAATGCCTCATCTGGTGTGCTTGGATACTCTCGCTTCATGTCATCACCGAGAGTGCGCCATTTTGCGCTATACCACGCCTTTTTCCGTTCGCTTAGTGTTATTCCATGCTTGCCTTCAAGCTCGCTAAAATAATCGCTTAATGCGGAAGCTATATCGCCATCCACCTCATACTCAGGACGCAACCACCAAGAAAAGAAGTGAAACTTAAAGTCTAATTTGCTTGGTGCTTTCTGCTTGCGAGAGCTTGCGCAGTAATCATAGAAATAACCTTCGCGCCCCTCTGCCGTTGACTCGATAGTTATATCACCATCTATGCCTACAGATTCAAACGCTCCTGTAACTATCTCGTTTGCCTTGTCTGGGTATTTTCTGCAAATTTTACCGAACTCTGAAATATGCAGGCTTTGCAGTGTGTCTCCACGATAGGAAACACTAACCTTTAGGCTTGAATCGTTATCAAAAACGTAGCTATTGTTTTTATCGCTTACAGGTTTTGGCAATATGTAGCCAGCCTCGGCAATAATTGCGCGCTGCTCATCCGTTATAGATTGATATGCAAATTTTATTTTGTTTCTAAAAATGTCCTTTGCTGCATCGAGATTGTGGCAAATGCAGCCAGCAGAATGATTCTTAGTGAATAGGCAGTCATCAAGGTCACTAATCATTTTGAATGTTGTGAAACCAAGCTGCCTAGCCTTTAAGATTATATCGCGCCCATGATACCCAATATAAAACGCTTCCTGCTCTTGGTTGGGAGTGAATAAAACCTTTGCTCCTGACTTATCTTTGATATGGTAAAGAGTGTTTAGCCGAAACCACTTGTAAGTAAGCGCATCAGCTAAATCTGATATAGACAAAGAGCCAAGATTTAATAGGTAATCAATGGCCTTTAGGTGGTTATCGTTTGGAGCCAATTCAGCAGCCACGAAACTCTTCTGATGTTGCAATGCAATTCAAAGAAAAGCTATCTATCCCATTTGCCAAAAGCGAATCCCTTACAAACCCAACAGACGATAAAATTATGTCATTATTGGAATTTAGTTGTTTTTCGCTGGAAACTATGAAAGTTTCTACACCTGATTTTACATCATAAATATAAAG